CGTTCTTTGAACATGCCAACACCAATCTCCCACAGTATGCTTGAGTCCATCATCGGACCAACCATTAGTTCTATACAGGTAGAGCTAGAAGAAAATTTTCCACCCATTAATCCACATCCGAAGCAGAGCATCGGCGAAGTTATGTACTTAGCTGGTCAACGATCGGTCGTCGAGTGGTATAACAAACGAGTCAGTAAGGATGAAATCTAATGGGAATGAAAAGACAACTCAGAAGAAAGAAAAGAATTGCCAAAATTCGAAAGAAGCAAAAGGATGCTAAAACAAAAAAAGTATCGAAAAAAACGACCACGGGAAATAAAAAAACCAGTCCTTCTACCAGAAGAGTTAAACCTACACCAGCTCCTGCACCGACAACGCCTTCAAGAATGCAGTCAATAAGAGACGCTGCTAAAAAGCGTAACGAAACCTTTAAGCAAACTGGAGTACAGACTTTCGGTGGTACCAAAAAAAGCTACACTAAAAGAGAGGTAGCTAAAATAGATGCAGCTGTAAAAGCTAATCCAAGCTTAAGCAGAAGTTCAGTAACTGGAGGTGTACTTAAAAACAAGCGTAAGCCTACATCAACTCCAACATACAGATCTAGAGCGGAGGGTCTTGCTGCTAACAACCTAAGAATACAAGCAGCTAAAACTGGACCAGTAGTAGACGGTGCAGCATATGCTAAAAACATAGTAAGCTCGAGGTTTCCCGGTGCATCACCTAACTCACCAGTATTTGGTATGACAGCGAAACAACTGAATCAAGGTGCGAAAGAAATGAATCAGCCCGGAGGTCCGTTTAATCAAACTGGCCCCGGAGGTCCAGAACCAGAAGCTGACTACACATCTTATCAGCCCGGTAGTTTCTACAACCAGTCAGATACTAACATGAATGTGACTAACGCTCTGCGTAGCACACGCAATGTAGTTACTGAACCATTACGAGCTTTGGGTATCAACACTGGTTTAACTAACAGGTTAATACCAAAAAGTGATGAAGCAATACAAGATGCAAGAGATCAACGATCTAATTATAACGTAGCTAATGATGCTAATATAGTTTCAGTCAGAAAGACCAAGAGTAAAGGTGGCGGTCGTGGAATACTATCTAACATGACTCCCCCTGCAGAAGCTACTACTACTCCAGTTGAAGAAATACTTGAAACATCACAACGAGAGAGGTATGAACCGGCTCCGCCTCCACCAAATCTCAATCAACTACAAATAGATTCTTACAATACTGCACTAGAAAATTACAATGCAGGACAAGGATTTACAGGACAAGGAGTAGGTACTGGTTTCGGTGACTTATCAGAGCCAGTTATTGCAGCTTTAATTGCTGGAACCAGAGGACGAAAAAGATTTAGATACGGACCTCGTTCTGTAGAACGTGGCGGAAGATCAGGAACTGGTCTACGTCGTGGAAGTCAGCGTTTTCAACAGTTCACAACAGCAGGACAACTTAACATATAATCATGACAGCGAAATCTAGGTATGATAATTTATCCAGTGATCGTTCCCAGTTTTTAAGCGAAGCACAAGACGCAACTAAGCTTACTCTACCATACCTTATAAGAGGACATGAAGAAAACTCTAAAGGTATGAAGCAACTTAAAACTCCATGGCAAAGTGTGGGAGCAAAGGGTGTAGTAGCCCTAGCTTCCAAGCTTTCGCTTAGTTTAGTACCACCACAAACTAGCTTCTTTAAGCTACAGCTAGACGAGTCTCAGTTAGGAGAAGAGTTTGGTCCGGAAATAAAGTCAGAACTTGACTTGTCATTTGCAAAGATAGAACGTACCATCCTTGATGCTATTGCAGCATCAGATGATCGTGTAGTAATACACCAAGCATTACAGCATCTAGTTGTAGGTGGTAATGCTCTTATCTTTATGGACAAGACAGGACTGAAGTTATATCCTCTTAACCGCTACGTTATAGAACGAGACGGCAACGGTCAGGTGATTGAAATTATCACAAAAGAAAGTATTAACAAAGACCTGATACCAAACTACGTACCATCTAAATCAAAAGTACAAGATGTCGTAGACGGTGAAGGTGACGAAGATGAGATTGATGTCTACACTCACGTCACACGTGACAACAATAGATTCTTATGGCATCAAGAAGTTGAAGGTAAGAAACTACCCAACTCACAAAGTAAAGCACCAGTCGAAAGTACACCTTGGCTACCTCTACGATTCAATACTGTAGACGGAGAGTCATATGGTAGAGGTAGAGTAGGGCAATTTATAGGAGATCTTAAATCACTTGAAGCTTTGTCTCAGGCCATCGTAGAAGGCTCTGCAGCAGCTGCTAAAGTTGTGTTTACTGTATCACCATCAAGCACTACAAAACCACAGACACTAGCACAAGCTGGTAACGGAGCTATCGTACAAGGTAGACCAGATGACATAGGTGTAATACAAGTTGGTAAGACAGCTGACTTTGCTACGGCATTGCAGCATATGCAGACACTCGAGAAGCGGTTGAACGAAGCGTTCCTGATTCTGTCCGTTCGGCAGTCAGAAAGAACCACAGCTGAAGAGGTACGCATGACACAGATGGAACTAGAACAACAGCTTGGCGGGCTCTTCGGATTGCTCACGGTTGAGTTCTTAGTACCATACCTCAACAGAAAGCTGAGTGTATTCCAGAAGACAGGTGAGATACCACGTATACCTAAAGGTATGGTCAAGCCTATCATCGTAGCTGGTATTAACTCACTAGGTAGAGGACAAGATGTACAGGCACTCGGTCAGTTCTTACAAACTATAGCACAGACTATGGGACCAGAAGCCATAGCTACATACATAAATCCAGAAGAGGTCGTAAAACGACTTGCAGCTGCACAGGGTATAGACGTACTTAATCTTGTGAAGAGTATGCAAGAGGTACAAGAAGCCGATCAGCAAGCTCAAGCACAGCAAGCTGAGATGGAAGCTATCAAAGCTACACCAGCACTGATGAAAGCTCCTATGCTTGACCCTTCTAAGAATCCACAAATAGCAGAACCACCACAATAATTACATGGAAAGTAATACATTAACCATGGAGAGTAATGTTGAGACTACAGATATCAACAATCTCTCCGATGAAGAAAAAGATTCTCTTCAAGTCGGTCAGCAATTACAAGATGCACAAGATAATCTACTAGCAGGCAAGTATAAAAATGCTCAAGAATTAGAGCAGGGTTATATAGAACTTCAAAAGAAGCTAGGCCAGAGTGAAGAGACAGCAGAAACCGAAGGGACAGAAGAGGCTGAAGAAACAGAAGAGGCTGAAGAAAGTGTTAACATACTCGATGAGCTGTGGGAATATGAAAGTAACAATGAAGAGTTTCATGAAGAAGCTGTAGAAGAATTAAAACAAATGGACCCGGTAAAACTAGCTGAGATGCACCTTGAGTATCGCAAGCAAGTTGAGGCTGGTAATTCAGAAGGCAGAGATTTTTCTCAAGAAGAAGTTACACAGCTTAAAAACGTAGTAGGCGGAGACGCTAACTATACTAACATGATTCAATGGGCACAGAGTGCACTCAGTGAACAGGAAGTTAACATGTTTGATACAGTCATGGCAAAGGGAGATCCGATAGCTGCATTCTTTGCAGTTAGATCTTTAGCTTACGCATACAATGATGCAGTAGGATATGACGGTAAAATGGTACAAGGTAAAGCACCAAAGCAAAGCACAAATCAATTCCGTAGCCAACAAGAAGTTGTAAAAGCTATGTCTGATCCACGATATGAAAATGATCCAGCGTATCGTCAGGATGTAATGAACAAACTTACTCGATCACCAAACGTAAATTTTTAGGAGAAAAAAATGCCAAGCGGTAAGGGTACTTATGGTACTAAAAAGGGAAGACCACCAAAGAAAGGTAAAAAGTAATGGCACAACTGGGAATCAGAGATAAAAATTATCGGCCTAATCAATACATCAACCCTACTATGCTAATCAGTGGAGGGCGTGAAGCTAATCCAGAAGATACTCATTATAGAATCTTTGATAAGAATCACCCTGAGCATCCTGATTACGAGGGTAATAAAAAAGATGATGACGGTCCAGAGTTTGAGCAGCTACGTCTGCCTATAGCACACAAAAGAAAAGATCACGACCACACACCTGATTTCCAGTTACCTGATGGCCGTGATTATTACCAAGCCCCTAACCATGAGATGATGATACCAGTAGATCCTAGTGGTAATCCTATACCTGAGCTCATGAATGAAAACATGATGATCTCTGGTGGAGCATTTCTTAAATCAGTAGGTGGTGGAAATATGATTACTCGTGAAGAGTATGAAGATGGTCTTGAACAAGTAAGACAGATAGATAATCCTTTAGAAAGACGATTAGCTGAAGATAGATTAGTTAACCAATACTATTTAGGAATTGATCCAGTATAATGGCAGTAAAGAAAAAGAACGTCTCCCTGAGAATCGGCGTACACAAAAGCCGTAAGGGAGGTCTCACTGCAGCCGGTAGAAAAAAATACAATAGGGCTACCGGCTCCAACCTCAAGGCTCCACAGCCCGGAGGAGGTCCACGCAAACGCTCGTTCTGTGCTCGCTTTAGAGGCATGAAGGGTCCGATGAGAAAAAATGGCAAGCCTACACGTAAGGCACTTGCTATGCGAAGATGGAAATGTTAACATGGCACATAAAAAAGGCAGCAAGTGTGGCTGCAAACACGGAGGCAAAAAACGCTGATGGCTAAGAGAGGTTTGTACGCAAACATTCACGCTAAGAGAAAGAGAATCGCTGCTGGCTCTGGCGAAAAGATGAGGAAACCCGGATCAAAGGGTGCTCCAACAGCAGCAAACTTTAGACGATCTGCAAAGACCGCTAAACCTTATAAAAAGAAAAAATGATAACTACCGATATTGATGGTAGAAAAAACATCTACCCAAACGAAACACCTATACAACTATTACCAAAACAAAAAACTATGACACCCGAAGCAGAAAGATTTAATGGCTGGGCAGCAATGATCGGTATCGTTGCAGCTCTTGGAGCATACGCAACAACAGGTCAAATCATACCCGGAATATTCTAACGTAGCACTTACAGCACCACAATTAGGATAACTCCAACGTCCGTTCATCGCTATTTGCGACGCATGTAATCTAGTCATGGAACGGGGACTAGGTATCGGAGGGAACTATGACAGTAACTTACGTTTACCGTGGTGTTGTTTATACTAAAACAAAGTAATGTCACAACAACAATCTGGAGGATGTTTCGGAACAGCTTTTCTAACTCGATACTCGACTGAATCAGAACAACCAGAAAACAAAACTGAAGAAAAAAAAGAAGATGCTCAACTAGAGGTTCCTTCTTACTAACTGCACGGGGAGCACCTCAGAGTCGGACTCCCCTGCTATTGGCACAAGCCTCTAAGGAGACACCTTGAGCCGTCTAGACGGTGTGGATAGACACACAAAATCTCGAGAAAAATTTTAGTACTAATCAATATTAACTTTTATAATCCATATTAATGGCACAACAAAATAGTACAGGGACTAAAACGAGTCTCACACGTATGGGTTTTAACTCCGGAACCGATAATGGTACTACCGGAACCGACCCACGTGAACTTTATTTAAAGTTGTTCAGTGGAGAGATGTTTAAAGGCTTCCAGCATAATACAATTGCTAGAGACCTTGTAATGAAGAGAACCCTTACAAACGGTAAGAGTCTTCAGTTCATCTACACTGGACGTACAAAAGCCGAGTATCACACACCCGGTAACAGCATACTAGGTAACTCCGATGGAGCACCTCCAGTAGCTGAAAAGACAATCACAGTTGATGACCTACTCATCTCTAGTGCATTTGTCTACGAATTAGATGAGACACTTGCTCACTACGAATTGAGAGGAGAAATATCTAAGAAGATTGGATATGCTCTTGCTCAAAAGTATGACCGTCTAGTATTCAGAGCCATCACTCGTGGTGCTAGAAAAACTCATCCAATTACTAAAACTGGTTTCATTGAACCCGGTGGAACACAGATCAGAGTAGGTACTGGTGACGCATCCAATGCTTATGACGCTGGTTTACTTGTAAATGCTTTCTACGATGCAGCTGCTGCTCTTGATGAAAAAGGAGTAAGCTCTGAAGGTAGAGTAGCTGTACTTAACCCAAGACAGTACTACGAACTTATACAAGGTATAGGTGGAACAGGTGCTGGTGCTTATCTTGTTAACAGAGATGTTCAAGGTACCGCTTTACAGTCTGGACAAGGTATTGTCGAGATTGCTGGTATCAAGATTTACAAGTCGATGAACATACCTTTCTTCGGTAAGTATGGTACTAAGTATGGTTCTGATGCTAATACAACAACACCCGGTGTTACATCTCCCGGAAATATTGGTACCTTTGTAGAAGAAGGAATCGAAACAGCCGATAATGCTACATCAGGTATTCATAATGAGTATGGTACTAACGGTGAGTTCAATCATTCTTGCGGACTTATTTTCCAGAAAGAAGCTGCAGGATGTGTTGAAGCTATTGGACCACAAGTTCAAGTAACATCTGGAGACGTTTCAGTTGTTTACCAAGGTGACGTAATCCTTGGACGTTTAGCAATGGGAGCGGATTACTTAAATCCCGCTGCTGCTGTTGAGCTAATCGCTGGTGCAAATGCCGGTGCTTCCGGTGCCGCTGCATTCTAATGCGACACTACACGGGGAGTTTATTCTCCCCTTTTCTTATTATTATTAATTATGCCTTTTCCAACCACAAACGCTACACAAGAGCTACCAGCTATTAATCAAATATTAACATCATGTGGTCAGGCTCCTGTAACTACTCTTGACCAAACCAACCCGGAAGTTGCGATTGCTTACGATACACTGTTACAGGTGTCACGAGAGGTACAATCTGAAGGATGGACTTTCAATAAAGAGTACCACTATGATAAAATACAGCCTGATAACAATAAAGAAATTCTCATACCTAATAATGTAATACAGATTAAGTTATCTAAAAATGCACAGAACAGATCTTACGACGGAGTTAGAAGATCAGGTAAACTTTACGATAGATATAATCACACATTTCAATGGGACTACAATCCTGAGTTTGATGTGATATGGTATTTTGACTGGATAGATTTACCAGAACCAATACAAAATTATATTACAGCCAGAGCAGCTACCCTTGTGTCTGGTAGAATAGTAGGAGATGATGACCAGTACATACGCCTTGAACAACAAGAGAAACAGTCTAGAGCTATGGCTATGGAGTATGAAACACGACAAGGACAGTTTACTATGTTTGGACATCCAGAAGGACAGCAAAACTACTATCAAAGCTATCAACCATTTCATGCTTTACAACGATAATGCCAGCAGTAACACAAAGAGTTGATAACTATTTAGGTGGAGTATCTAGACAATCTGATGATAAAAAACTTCCCGGTCAAGTAGAGGAGTGCCTAAATGGTTATCCTGATCCAACTTTTGGACTTACTAAAAGACCGGGATTTAAATGGATTGCAAACTTAGGTACCGGCACTACATACGACAACTCCAAATGGTTCTACATTGCTAGAACTGATGATGAAAAATATATAGGCTGTATTACACCAGCACCAGCAGGCTCTACAGGAGCTATTTACATATGGAATGCTGTAACTGGGACCCCTGCTAATGTAACGTACGGTACAGGGGCACAGGCGTATCTTACAGCAACTTCACGTACAGACTATCATGTACTGACTGTACAAGACACAAGTATTATTACAAATAAAACTCAGCAAGTAGGCGTAGAAACAGCTCCACCTTTTGTTGCAAAGTCACAAGCTACAATTAAATTAATCGGTGATGTAGGTAGTGTGCCGTATGAAATTACAATCGCTAGTCAAACTATCTCACATACAGCTGCGGCAACAGATAAATATTCAGATGTGCTTTCTCATTTTAAGACTCAGATTCAAAATTTATCGTTAGGATTAACCGTAACTCAAACAGCAGACAGCTTGTATATTTCACGTTCCACTGCATTTGCTATTACAGGTGTGGGTGGTGTGAGTGGTGATAAACTTCTTGTCTTTCAAGATCAGGTTTCAACTATTGCTGATCTTCCAAACGAAAGTAAACATAATCATGTAGTTAAAATACTTAACAGTGGTACTTTAGGTACTGAGTATTATGTTAAATATACAGCCGATGATTCAACAAGCGGACCGGGATTCTGGTCAGAATCAGTTGCTCCAGATGTATCTTTAGGACTTACTAATTCTACAATGCCACATGAGTTAGTCAATCCTAGCGTAAACAACTTTACCTTTCAGCAAATAGATTATACAGATAGAAAGGTAGGAGATGATAACACAAACAAACATCCATCTTTTAATGGGCAGACAATACAACAAGCATTCTTTCATAACAATCGACTAGGGTTTCTTTCAACTGATAATGTGTCAATGAGTCAGGCGATTGATTTATTTAATTTTTATCACACATCAGCACAGACTGTTACAGACGCAGATCCTATAGATCTTAAAGCTACAACTATCCGACCAGCTGCATTACACAGTGCTTTACCGACTACTCAAGGTTTAGTTTTATTTAGTGCTAACCAACAATTTTTATTGTCAGCAACAGATGGCATACTTACACCATCAAAAGCTAACATTCGTGCGATTGCTAACTATGAAATGGATAGCATTATAGAACCAGTTGACACAGGTACTACACTTAATTTTATTAGTAAGACTGCTAGTTATACTAGAATCTTTGCTATGATTACACGTGGAGAAAATGAAAACCCACAGGTTCTTGACATAGGTAAGATAGTTAATGAGTGGGTTCCCTCAAATATTGATACATTTATTTCAAGCCCACAAAACCAATTCATTGCTCTGTCTGGACAGAGTTCTAGATACATATATTTTTTCAGAACATACAGTGATGGAGAAAAGAATTTAGTACAGGCATGGTTTAACTGGCAATCACCCGGTAATGTACAAACAATAGCAGCAGACTCTGACGAGCTTTTTATCGTAACTAAACAGGGAAATCAAGTTACACTAAGTAAAGCTAGTTTAAGTCAAAGCCCGGAAGATGCTATTATTGTTAATAATGAAGGTAAAAGAATTAATCCTTGTATTGACTTATATGCGACAGCTAGCTCTGTTACATTTGACACAGCCGGTAACTTTAGTAAGTGTTTTATACCATACAACGATGCTACTAATCTTACTCCAGTTATAATAATTAAAGGTACCACAGCTACAGGTAACTTTATTGAGTCTGGATTTACTATTACACCAGAACGTGTACTAGAAAGTGGTAACACATATTTTAAAGTACCATTTAAAAACCTGACAAGTGTAGCTAGTGATGTTATAGTAGGTTATAAATTTGACTTTGATGTTATATTACCTAAAACGTACTTTAAGTTAGACGATGCTAAAACTAAATCCGACTTTACTGCTAATCTTACTATAGCTCGTATGAAGTTTGCCGTAGGTTTATCAGGTGTTATGGGTTTTAAATTAAAGTCTAAAGGTGTACGACAAGGTAAACGTGAATATGTAGGTGACGGTAGTACAACAGTATTTAGTTGGAATCCATCAGATTTTAGTTATATTGACAAGGATCAGATAAAAGTTAAAATTAACAATGTTGTAACTACAGCTTTTACAGTAAACAGTAATACACAGTTAACACTTAACTCAGCACCAGCAAACGGAGCTACTGTTCTTATATATTTAGATGAGTGGTATAACCTTAATCCAGTAGCTACAGCAGATCAGTACTTAGCAAACGATATTGCATTAGCAGATCAGTCAGTATTTACGTTACCAATACATCAGAAATCAGATAACTTTACATTACGATTATTTAATGATACACCTTTTCCTGTCGCTCTTAACTCTATGATGTGGGAAGGAATATACTCACCTAGATTTTACAGGAGAAACTAATGGTATTACCAATTATTGTAGGTGCTGGAATTAGTGCAATTGGTTCTATTGTTGGTGGCAATAAGGCAGCTAACGCAGCTAAACAGCAAGCAAACTTGCAGAACGAAGCTACGCAAAGGCAGCTAGAATATGACACCGAAGCATGGGAAATGAAAAAGGACCAGTTACTCTCACAACGAGATTATCTGGTACAAGAAATACAACTAAAAGCACAACAAGAAGGTAAGCTGGCTGCGTTTCGAGATGCAACTAATTTAAGACAGTATAACTACGATTTACAAATTAGAAATAGACAACAGGCATCCAACGAAGCACAGTTTGAAAGATCTAATCAGATCTATGCAGATCAACTTACAATTAACGAACAAGCCCACGTAAGGGGCAGAGATCAAGAATTAGCAAAGCTAGCCGAAATAGAACAAGAAGCAGCTTACGATGCTAATGAAGCATATATAGAATCTTTAATGGCAGAGGGTGCTTTACGAGCACGAGGAGTTGAAGGAAGAACTGCAGACAAATTATCTGCAACTGCAGCTCTACAGTATGGTAGCAGAATGGCTATGCTTAATGCACAGATGGCTAATGCCGCAGCTAATACTGAATTTGCTATAGAATCTATAGGTAGGGATAGAACAGCAGCTGACTTACGAGCATACGCTGCTAAGATGTTAGATCCCGGTATATTACCAACACCAATAGAACCATTACCAACACCACAGGCAACCTTTATGTATCCACGGGTATATGAAGATTATGACTTTGGACCGCAGCCAGTGTTAGGAGCCATGATGTCTCCAAGTGCAGCAGCTAGCGGAGTATGGGGTAGTACTATCAGTAGTATTGCTGGAACTATAGGTGGTGCATTTAACACACACGCTCAAATTAAAGGATACTAATGGCAAAAGGTTTTAAAAAGCAACTCCAAGGAGGTGGCTTTCAAAACTTAAGTATCAGTGGGTCCGCACAGTTGCAAAACATGCGGCTCCAATCTGATATTGAAATCAACGCCT